CTGGTGGTGTTAGCATATAATGCGTATTACCCTAGCCTCAGAGTTCTGGGCTGAGCGAGAAGCCTCGCGTAGTGGTATGCTTGAGCGCTTTGAGCGTTACGCTGCCATGACTATTGCGAAGGTTCTCCACCCAGAGAACTACGACCAAAGCGACGACCCTGACACCAACGACTACCAGAGCCTCGGTGGTCAGGGTACTACCCATTTGAGCAATAAGCTCATGATGGCTATGTTTGCGCCAAGCCGTCCTTTCATCAAGTTGCAGGTAACCCCTAAGTTCCTCGACCGCATGAAGGAACAGGTGCCTGAGCTTACAGAAACCAAGATCAACGAAACGTTGGTTATGGGTGAGCGCCGCGCTATTCAGAAGCTGGACTCTTTGGCCCAACGGCCCAAGCTGTTCCAGATCATGCGCCATCTTATTGTTGTTGGCAACTGCCTGCTTGTGCTAGAGAAGAAAGCCATGCGGGTCATGGGCATTCGTAACTACGTTGTTAAGCGCAACGTGCGGGGCGAGTGGATTGAACTCTGCATCCGTGAGAAGGTTCGCTTTGATGAGCTCGACCCCGGCATCATCAAGCAACTGGGCAACCAGTACAACGACGAGACTGAGGTTAGCTTCTACAAATGGATGAAGCGCCAGCCCAACGGGCAGATGGCGATGACCCAGTGGGTAGAAGACATACAGTTGCCCAAAGAGTTCGATGGGCGCTGGGCTGTAGACAAGTGCCCGTACCAAGTCCTTACATGGGATTTGTCGGATGACGCAGACTACGGCACGGGGCTGGTAGAAGAGTACGCAAGAGACTTTGAAGCCGTTAGCGTACTGAGCGAGGCCATCGTTAATGGCGGTGTGCTAGCTGCGGAGTTCCGCTGGATGGTAAACCCCAACGGGGTGACATCGGTGGAGGACGTTGCTAGGAGCAACAACGGTGACGCATTGCCGGGATTAGAGTCAGACGTTAAGCCCATTACGGGCGGTAACCCCGCTGCTCTGCCTCAGCTTATATCTGCCCTCGACCGATGGGAGCGGCGTATCAGCCGGGGCTTCCTCATGGGTTCTGCCATCATACGTGATGCAGAGCGCGTGACGCAAGAAGAAGTCCGCATGACCGCCAACGAGCTTGAGACAGCTTACGGCGGTGTGTACTCCACCCTTGCGGCTAGCCTACAGAAACCCGTTGGGGTATGGCTGTTGGATGCCAGCGACTTTACTGTAGACGGTACAGAGATTGAAGTTACCATTGTGACAGGGCTTGACGCCTTGAGCCGCAACGGTGACCTTGAGAACTTTCGCTTAGCAATGGGCGACCTCTCCCAGATGGCCCAACTGCCACCCGAACTACAAGCCCGCTTTAAGTGGGACGAGATTAAAGCCTTCATCGGACAAGGCCGCAATGTGGACTTGACCAAGTTCATGCTGTCTGACGCCGAGTTTGCACAGAAGCAACAACAGGCGCAAGCCGAACAGATGGCTAACACCGTAGCAACAGAGGCAGGCACTGCCGCCGTAACACAAGGACCACCACAATGACAGACCAAGCAACCACCAACGACCCAAACCCTGACAACACCGAAGTCGAAAGCACCTTGCTTATTGGTGATGCCCCAAAGCCAGAGGCACCCAAGCCCGAAGCGGCAAAGGTTGAGACACCCGAGGAAACTGGTACTGTTATCTTTGAGCCGTCCGGTGACGTTGGGCTTGACATGGCCTTGGAGTTCCTTGGTAAGCAAGGCTTTGGCGTAGAGCATCCTGCGATGGTTGCTGCCGGTAACGGCGACTTCACCATCCTTGAAGCACTGCTTGCCCAGAAGGGTGTACAAGGCTGGGACCGCATGATCGCTCTGGGCAAGGCCGGGTACGAGCGTGTACAGGGCAACCAGAAGGCAGAAGTTACCAAGACTTTGGACATTGTTACCAAGGCTGTGGGCGGCGCTGAGGAATGGGCAGCCATTCAAACGTGGGCCAAGGCCAACGCTACGGACGAGGAGCGCTCTGCGATCAACGCACAGCTTAACGCTGGTGGTCTCGCTGCCAAGATGGCCGCTAGCTACCTCGCTGACCTATACGGCAAAGCCAACAACGTCAACGTCACCCCGCCTGACGGGCGCTCGTACACTGGGTCTAACCGCCCGGCGCCTGCGTCCAATGCACCCATGAGTGCCCAAGAATACGCTGCTGCTGTTGACCAACTGCACCGTAAGCTCGGCGGTAACATGGAAAGCTCCCCAGAGTACGCTGCGCTAGGCAAGCGGCGTATGGCGGCAATGCGCTGATTGCGTATTGGAACCTATACTACAGCCAGCAACCGCACGGCTGGCTAACCAACCCCATACATAGGAGCCACAATGGCCTTAGATGACAGCTACAGCATTGTCCGTCCCGGACAATCAAACCAAACCGGCGTTATTTCCGCGCTGCACCTTGAACAATTCACGGGCCACGTTGAAGGCACCATCGAGCGCAAGTCTGCACTCAAGGGCTTCGTGCCAATCCGTCCAGTTAAGGGCACCTCGGTTCTGACCAACTTTGCGGTTGGTGAATCCACCTTGCAGAAGGCTGTCCCCGGCGGTCCACCCCCTGACGGTACCGGCACTGACTTTGCGAAGCGAACACTGACCGTTGATACGGTGGTGCTGGCCCGCGCAGTGCTGCCCTTGCTGGAAACTTTCCAGACCTCTTACGATAGCCGTAAGCAGATCGGCATGGAGCATGGCAAGAAGATCGCCAAGTTCCAAGACCAGTCGTTCTTCATCCAAGCAATCAAGGCCGCCTTGCTGGTAGACTCTGCCTACAAGGGTAGCGCTGCATCCGGCAAGCCTCTCGGTCACTTCGGTGGTTCCCAACAAACGTTGGCCGCTGCCTCCGATTCCCTCGACCCCGCCAAGCTGTACGCATCCCTCGCGGACTTGTTCGTGAAGATGGAAGAAAAGGACGTTGACCCGCGCACCGACGATGTGGTTATCGCTGTGCGCCCTGCCGAGTTCTACGCCCTGTTGCAGAACGAGCAGTTGATTGACGGTACCTACAAGACTTCCGAGGGCACGAGCATCCAAGCTCACCTGTTGAAGGCTTACGGCGTGCCCGTGATTAGCTCTACCAACTTCCCTGCTGGTAGCAACATCAGCGGTCACTTGCTGTCCAACACCGCCAACAGCAACGCCTATGACGGTGACTTCACCAAGGTCGCAGCTTGCGCCTTCTCTCCCCGCGCCTTGATGGCCGGTGAAACCATCCCCTTGACCACTGACGTGTTCTGGGATAAGGTCAGCAAGCAATGGTTCGTTGATGCCCACTTGGCATACGGCGTGACCCCTGACCGCGCCGAGTTTGCTGGTGTGATCTTGAAACCATAATAGGTTCCTGACAGTTGGTCCTGCGCAAGCGGGGCCTTCTGTAAGTAACTTAACCCTAAGCCCCTGTACCTTGCCGGTATAGGGGCTTTTTTTTGGAGTACACATGTACACTACCCTAGAAGTTGTTAACGGGTGCTTGGCCTCTATGGGTGAGGCACCCCTCAGTTCCCTTGTCGAACCACATGCTATGAAAGGCGCTGCTACGGCAGCACTCACCCGTGCGTCTAAGAACGTGCAGGAACCCGGTAAGTGGTTCAATAAGGAGCTAGTGGCGTTTGAGCCGGATAGCGTCAACGGGTGGATTACCCTTGGCGGCGATTGCTTGAAGTTTATCTCAGGCACGCCTACGGCAATTGCAAAGCCCCACCTCGTCCAGCGGGGCAGCCGGTTATATAACGTCAACACGCGGAGTTACGTGGTCGGCGAGGGTGTTAGTGGCTACATTGTGCGCCTTGTCCCGTTTGAGGAATTGCCACCAGTCGCTGCCAACTACATTGGTGCGCTAGCGGTACTACGGTTCCAAAGCAACTTTGACGCTGACAACAGCAAGCGCAAGGAGCTGGATGAAGAAGTAGCCCGTGCCCGCATTGAGTTCAACGCTGAACATATCCGACAGGTCGGGGCCAACTTTATTAACTCCAACCGAACGCTGGCACGCATTCGCCAGCACAACACATCCACGTTAGGATACTAATGAAAGTAGCCAACAGTTACGCCAGTCTGCTGGGCGGTGTATCGCAGCAGGCAACCAGCTCCCGGTTTGAGGGCCAGCACACCGAGCAGGTGAACATGTTGTCGGACCCCGTAGAAGGCTTGTCTCGCCGGCACGGTAGCACCATGCAGGCAGAAAGCCTAACGGCCTACCCCGTTGCACAGTTTGCAGCGTACACGGCAGACACAGCCACATGGCGCACGCTGGACTTTAGCACAGGTGGTAAGCAGTACGCCCTGCTCTACCGGACACGGGCACGCCCGGTGACCGCTAATCCGTTGCCGCCCTTGCTGGTCTACAACCGCACTGACAAGGTGTTTATGACCACGGTGCGGAACGCTACTGACGCCGTCCTCGACACGTTTGAGACAGGCGGCGCGGCGGGTGCCGTACAGGTGGGTAAGTACGTCTTCATGGCTGGGAACTCCCTGACCGTGAACGGCACGGCTACCCAGAAATGGAACACCCCGGCCAACTTAGCCAAGGCGGTAGTATGGGTCCGGGGTGGTGCTTACTCGCGTACCTTTAAAGTGATCGTGCGGAGTGCCTCTGCAACGTTGGCAACAGTGTCCTACACAACCCCAGCAGCTAGCTACCAAGGTACCCTGAACACATCTGACATCCCATCTACTGCGACGGACTACACCAAGCAAGTCAATGATCGGGTTAACGCGTACAACTCTGCGGTGACCTCATGGATTGGTACATCGTCTGCCGCTGTGCAGCCAGCAGCCATCGCTGAGCAACTGCGCGTTCTGCTTGTAGCGGCTGGTGTAGCGTGTACCCGACAAGGCTCTCACGTTGTGTTTAACACTTCGGCTAACGTTGTCTCCCTTGAGGTTGACGACGGTGGTGACGGTAGCTTGATTCGCGGGGTAGCTGACGAGATAGAAAGTATCGAGAAGGTCAGCGTTATCCACTACCCCGGTAAAGTTGTAAAGGTGCGTGGGAAGAACTCTGCCGAGGCGTACTACCTTAAGGCTGTGCCAAAGAGCGCACTAGCGCCTACCACCGACTACGTTGAGGTAACGTGGGTTGAGGGCGCTGGTGTAGAGAACGCCATCAACAGTGGGCTGATCTACGGTATTGCTAGCGGTACCAACTTCTACGTGGCTTCGTCGGCTACACTACTGTCTGCGCTCATTGCAGGCGATCACCCCACCTTTGAGCCCAGTGCAGCAGGTGACGACGACAGTGCACCTGCCCCGTATTTTATCAATAGAAAGATCACGTACCTTGGCATGTTCCAAAGCCGCCTCCTTGTGGGCAGTGGCGGTGTCCTGTGCGTTAGCCGCAGCGGTGACTATTTCAACTTCTTCCGGTCTACCGTACTAACTACCCCAGCGGACGACCCGTTTGAAATGCTGGCCCAAGGTAGCGAGGATGACACCCTGCGGTTCAGTACGATGTACGACCAGAACTTGGTGATCTTTGGTAACAAGCGTCAGTACATTATTGACGGGCGTTCGGCACTTACGCCAACCTCGGCCAACATGCCAGTGATGTCCAACTATGAGGACGTTACCGATGCCCCGCCAGTAGGTGCAGGTGGCTACATCATGTACGCCAAGACCACTGAGGGCTCTACGTCCATTCACCAGATTCAGCCCGGCCAAACCCAGAATAGCCCAGAGAGTTACTCAGCGTCGAGCCAGCTTAACCACTACATCAACGGTACGCTGGTTGAAGCCTTGTCAAGTACAGGCACACCCTCCCACCTGCTAGTACGCACAGACAGTGAGCGTAACAGCATGTACCTATTCAGCTACCTAGACCGGGTGGACGGGCGCAAGATGGATAGTTGGAGTACCATCAAGTTCAAC